CCCGCAAACGCCCCTTGCGTGCGATTCTCGGCCCCTCCGCGCCTCGATGCGTATCATCACCGCCCCTCCTCCGAATCGCCCCGCTCGGGCTCGTCCGTCGATTGCCGGTAGTCCGCCATGAGCTGAGCCAACTCGGGAAAAACCATCCTGACTTTGGCCACCTCGTGCGCCCACTCGTAATGCAACGCCTGCCGCGTCCTGCCGGTCTGTTCGGCCATCTCGGCGAACGACTGCCTTACCGCGTGCACGTCCCCCGAGCCCAGCCGCACCGTGGTCAGGAACATCGACGGCGAAAGGTCCGCCAGCGTCCCGAGCCGCCGGCAAAGGTCGGCCGCACTCGTGTGCCGCATCTCGTGCATCTCGACCAACCGCTCCATGATTTCACACGATAGCTGCGCCGTGCCGCGTGCCGCGTCGTAGGTCGCGACGCAGTTCGTTGCCCAGTCGGCGGCGGTGATCGAGCTCACGACAAGTCACCGACCGGATTGTAGATCAACTTTTTCAGCTCGGGAGTGATCTCGACCGCATCAATTCCCTCGATGCCCATCTGCCCGAGGCTCTCGCGTTGTTGCAAGATCAAGATCAGCGCCTTGATCTTCTTTATCCTCTCGCCGTATTCGCGCCCGATCGCCTTGCGCTGCACTTCGAGCGTCGTAATCGCCCGCGCAGCCCGCGAGGAAAAGCGCAAAGCCTCTAACTCGCGCTGGTCATTGGTGTTCGTTTCCATGTTGTGTGTTTCCTCCGCCGGCCTCCGCGCGTGAGCTGTGCGTTGAGTCGCTTGTGTTTCGCCCACGCGTGGCCGCTGACTGATTTGGGTTTGTTGTCTGTGCCGCGCACGCGACCCGTTTCGGCCCTTTTGCGTCGCGTGTCAATCCTCGATTCGGGCGCACGCGCAACTTGCCTCAAACAAACTTAACCGGCTCGCAAATCTCGATGAGCCGCCGCACCATCGGATCTCCCCGCACGCTCGAAGCCCCGCGCTCGGCAATGCCTTGCGCGTCGAGGTTCGTCGTGACGTAGAGCGGCAGACGCTCCGAGACGCGGATGTCGAGGAAGCGCATGAACCACGACATCGCCCAATCGCTGCGCGCGGTCTGGATCGCCTCTTGCCCGAGATCGTCCACGAACACGACCGGCCTGCGCGCCACCGCATCGACCCATCCCCGCGCGTCGTCGCGCCCGTAGTTCAGGCACCCCTGCAACGTCGCGAACCAATCCTGCGCGTGAAAATACCGCACATCCCGCGCCTCGTCGTGCGCCAGCCGACGCATGAGCGACCACATCGACCTCGTCTTGCCGCGTCCGGTGCGCCCGCTCAGAAGCAGCCCCTTGGCCCCGACTTGATGCGCCAGCACGCGCTCGATCTGCGCGCGGTTCACGAGCATCCCCGCGTGTCCCCAGTCCGATTCCCGCATTGCCGGCGGAACCGCGGTTTCGAAACGGGCGATTGCGTCGCGTTTGCGGGCTTCGGCGAGGAAAGCAAGGGTTGCGGCCTCACCATCGAACGGAGTGCCCGAGAAACCCTCAGGAACGACGCCGGTGAGCAGGCTGGCCATTGGTTGCGCGGTCATTCCCGCCCCTCCGCCCGCTTCGCCCGAAACGCCGCGAACTTTTCCCGCAGCGTGAGCAGGGCCTCGGCTTTGCCCTCGTCCAGCTTGACGACCGTCGGCTTCACCACGCGAACCGCAGCCACCTTGCGCGGCGCGACCTTTCCCGCAGCCCGAAGCGCTCGCTTGCCCGCGTTGATCTTCTCCTTGTTGCGCTCGCGGAAGGCTGCGTATTGCTCGCGCTTTTTCGCGGCGTTCTTGCGGTTGTATTCGCGCCAGTAGGCGGTGCGGGAGGCGGTCATTTCGCGCCCTCCCTCATGGCCGCGTCGATGGCGGCGCGGATACCGGGCAATATGCGAAGTGTGCGAGGATCACCAGCACGCAAATGAGCCATTGCGAATGGCCCAGTTGAACAAATGACCCACGCATCGTTGGGCGAAAGAGCGTCGATATAATCCATCCGCGCCCGCTCCGTGGCGAGTTCGGCCTCGGCGCGTTCGGCGCGGGCGTTGGCGCGGTCAATCCAAGTTTCGAATTTATTGGCGTCGTTCGTGCCGCAGATTAGGGTGAGGGCGCGCAACTGGGCGCGGAGCTGGTCGCGCTCGGCGGTGAGTTCGGTGACAAGACAGACGGGACACGCAGTGCGCTCGGCGTCGTTGTGATGCGTGCAGGTGTAGGTTCCGGTGAGCGTGATTTCGGAATCGGTGCGGGGTGTGGGTGTGGGTGTGTTCATTGGGTTGTGTTCAAAAAATGTCGAATCGAGCTTCGAGCTTTTCCACCGGCTTGGCGCGCCCGCCATGTGCGTCGGGCTGGAAGACTCCGGTCCAGCCGTTCACGATGCTCTTGCGAATCGCAGCGACCGCCACGCTTCCGCCCCAGCCGCTCATCTCTCCGAGTTGAGCCTTGGCTGTGCGGCTTCTCAGCGTCTGCCCGCGCTCGCGCTTGTAGGCGCACCACTCGGCCCACGCTTCGACAAACTCAGGGGTCGCGAGCGTTGAAGGAATTTCCGATGACTCGGCGCGAAACTTCGCCTCGGGCTTCTTCGCGACCTCTCGCGGAAACGGACAATCGGCGTCAGGAGCTTCATCGCCCCCCGCGACGGGAACCGGCGCTGTATGGGTTGGAGCTGAAGACGTAGACGTAGATGAAGACTGAAGACTAGAGACTGAAGACTGAAGTGTTGCCTTTTGGTTGATACCATTTGCCAAGGGTGGTTGAACGGTGGTTGAAGCACCCTTGCGTAACTCCGCCGACTTGCGCCCGCCTGACGCCGACTTCTCGCGCCAGTCCGATTGCTTGAGACGTTCGCGCTCAAGCCTCTCGTGAACCAAGCGACCGGCTTGGCTCGACGGCGTGAACATGGTGAGCACGGTGGTTGCAAGGGTGGCTGAACAACCCTTGCCGACCAATCGCGCCGCCATCGCGGGGTCGGCTGGAATCGAGCCGTGCAGCCAGCACGAGCACAGGAGGTTGATGTAAGCGCCCTCCTCCTCAAGGGTGAGTAGTCGCACGCGCTGACTGCTGGTGTAGTCTGCGGGATAAAATTGGAATGCAGGTGATTTCATGGAACAAAAAAGCCAGCCAGACGCACGGGTAGAAATTGGCCCCACGATAGGCCTCCGCGCTTCTGACTGGCTAAAGTTTGATGAAACATTGTGGAAATCGGCTTTCTACGGCCTTGGTTTCGTTCTCTCAGCTTCCGCCCCCGATGTAAACTCAAATCCCTGCCAGCGCAATCAGCACCGAGCACCCCGACTCATTCCCTGACGCCCAGAGCTTCTCGACGCGCAGGCTCATGCCATATTCTCCCAGTTAGGAATAATGCCACTCAGCTTCCTGCTGTTTTCCTTGAACCAAGGAGCTGCAATGATTCGCAGCGAAACTGTCGGGTGATACTTGGCCATGCGCTTGATCTTGGTTTTGCTTCGCGCGTCGAACCACCCTTTGACTTCGTGAAATCCAACGGTGCCGTTGTTTTCAGTCACCCTGAAATCAGGAAGATATGAGCAACATCCGCGCCTTATTCCGACAAACCAGAACGTCTCTGGCTCGTGCTCCCACTCTTTGATCTGACCATTGACCTTCAGCCATTCGAGATAGCGCGCGTAGTTGGCCTCCCATCGGCTTCGCGCGTAAATCCTGCGGCCTCCAATTTCTCGCCAAGCGGATTTCCACGACCCGCGTTTTATGTTAGGTGATGTCGTTCCATATCTCGCAAATCTTGTCTTCATAATTTTTAGCGTTCTTGCTGCGTTGAATTTTGTTCCGATACGAGCGACGCTCATTTGGTCACAAGTTTCTTTTGTGTGATTTTTTCCAAGCATCCCGCGTGGGTGTTCGTGGGTTTGGTGCCAGAGCAAAAATCTTTTTCTCGTGGCCTTAATTTTCAATTTTCCGTGCGAGCGATTCATACTCGTTAGACCAAGTTTCCTAGCCAGTCGGCAAATGTTACTTCGATGCATCCCTAGCTTAAACTCTAGGTCGGTCAGCGGAGATTCTCCGCGTAAAAAAGGCGCCGCATAAGCGTCTTTGATTGTCTGAATCTGCTCCTCGGTTACTGTCTTGAGCGGATTCGATGCGCCTAATTTCTTTAGGCGCTCGTGAATAGATTGTCCGCATATTCCCAGCTCCACTGCTGACTTCCAGACGCTCTGCGTTCTAGCGTATGATTCGAGAATCTCTTGGTCGGTTCGTTTTTTGATGTGAGGCACGGCCAAGAGATAATTTACGCATAGTCGAAGTAAAGCCGGATTTTGATAATCTACTTCGCGTTCACCCATTCCCGAGCGATGAGCCCCGACCTGCGACTGTGCAGATGCGTTATCTCCTCGTCCGTGATGTAATGCCTCGTCATCCCCGCGCGCTTCGCCCGCTCACTCACGGTCCCACGGCTCATTCCAAGGGCCATTGCGATCGTTTTAACCGGCATAAACTGCGCGAGCATAGCGTCACACTGGATGCGCTTCGCCTCGTCTGATTTTCGTTTGTTCATGATTTGGTTTTGCTTTTGAATCGTCCGTCTGCTTCCCGTCGTGCCTTCTCGCGCTTTTCGCCGGCGAGAAAGCACTCGACCCATTGCTCGTCGCGCCCGCGCTTGCGGCCTCGCGCCGCTCCGATGATGTAGCCGATGAGCCCGCCGCTTGCAAAGATCGCGGCGAGCGTGATTGCGTCAGAGATCATCGTCGTCGTCCTTTCGGTTGAATACAAACGGATAGGTCACGATGAGCAGAATCACGAAGAGCGAGATGAAAACTGTTTCGGTGAAGTAGTTCATTCGGTCCCCCCATACCACTTTGGCAGACCGATTTCGCGGAGCTCGTTCGGGAGGTTGGGCCATTGCTGGTCCTTAATGCACGCCTGCAACCGAATCAAGTCCCCGATCGTTTCGTCGTGCCCGCGCGCCGTGGCTGCGTCTGACAGCCGATAAACCGCTACGCCGTAGGGCTCGCACTTTTCCACGGCCACGAAAAAGAAATCGAACACCGGCGACCCGAGGATTTCGGTGATGAGCGGCAAATAGAATCCCGCCTGCCGGTGGTAGCCAAAGGAGAAGCACGCGCGCTCGAAGTTGCGGAAGGCGTCGGCGTCCAGCGACTCGACGGTCTTGAGGTCCGCGATGTAAGGTCGCCCGCCGCTCAACTCGCAGCCCTTCGCATTAAACCAATCGGTGCGACATTGCAGAGCGAGCGAGTTTGCCGGTGAGACGCGCCAGCTCAGTTCGGGCTGGCCTTGAGCGAGGAGCTGGGAGGCGAGCGGGTGATGTTGCACCGCTGCCGTCATCTCCTGCACCGCGCCCGCCTCGTCCTGCGTGATGATCGTCTTGCCCGCGTTCGCCGCCTCAAACTCCGCAAACGCAATCTTGCCGTCCTTCGTGCGCCGGTCGATGCCTTCCGGTCGCAGCGCGTAGCGGTCCCAGAACGTCGCGGGCTCCAGCACCGCGCAGTGAGCCGCAGACCCTAGGCGAAACGCTTCGGTGGGCTCCGGTCGCGCCACGGTCTTCGCGACAAACCGGCGATAGTAGGAGATCGGACGGCGGCGGAAAAGCTCCAGCTTGCTATGCGAAATCGCTTCGTTCGCGTGGTATTGCTCGTTGGTTTCGATGTTCATTTCGCGTCCTCCTTGCGCTCGCGCGCGGCGAGCATGGCGTCGGCTTCCATGTAAGCTAGTTCAGCCAACTGTGCTGGAGGCATATTAAAATTAGGGTCAGCTAGTGCACCTGCCAGCGCCTGCCCCGCAAAGTAATCGCGCAGCGTCATGCCCTCGCTGACATACATGACTGGAAACGCCGCCCCTCCGTCGTTGCTTGGAGTCTTCATTTCGCATCCTCCACAAGCCCGAGCTTCGATTGCAACGGGTCCACCATGGCCTCGGTCTCGTCCTTGTATCGCACGCTCCAGCCGATCTTCACGACGACCTTCGGCGCGAGTGAGAGCGCGTCCCACTCAAGCGCAAACGATGCCTTCGCTTTGGGCTCGGTTTGGTTTTCTTCCTCCATGAATGACTCCTCGGCAGCGCGAGCGATGGCGATGAAGTGCGTTTCGAGTAGGCTGCGAAACTGCTCGGTCGCGTTGTTGATGACTGCTTGGTTTTTGATTTCTCCGGTGTTCATTTGGTGCCTTTCTTTTTGTTGTTTTCCTGTTCCAGTTTCGCGCGCAAAACGGCGCGCTCTTTGATTCGTCCCTCGTTTCGCTTCTCGATGTTCTCGATGCATATTTCGAGCCGGTCGATTTCTAGCTGGTCACGGTCCATTGCGCGATCGAGCAGCGCGGCGAGCAGGAGGGTCGTGGAGTATTTCCGCAGCACATACGTTGGCCGCAGGTCGTTAAGCGTGTTCATGCGCCACCCCCTTGCGTGATCGACATCGTGAGCCCGCCGCTAACTTTCTCGGAGAGCGGCGTGATGTTCCGCTCCTCGGGATAGTCGCGAACCTCTTCGGCGGTTCGGAGTCCCTTCAAGACGTCGCCGAACACGTCCCTCAATACAAAGCCGCGCGCTCTGAATTTCAGCATCCTGCGCGGGTAGTCCGTCCAAGGACCGGCCTTGCCCCAGAGCTTCGCGGCCTTGGCGTCGGCCACCGTGAACGTCTCGCAGCCCTTCGAGCCGTCGCGGCGTGTAGCTGTGACACGGATACCAAACGAATCTTTGCCCGCCTCGCCCACCTCCTCCTCGGAGAAGGATTCGAGGAGACTGGATGCGCGCACGAGTGCGAGCGCCGCGTCGCCGTAGATCGCGGGGCGGCCGTTGATCACGGCAGTGTTTTGAAGCGCGGCCATCGGCGTGAGCCCGAGTTCCGCACCGAGTTGGATTGCGACCAGCACCGCCTCCGGTTTTTCCATGCCGCGCGGCGCGAAGCCGGATGCGACGATTGCGTTGGCGAAGCGGAAGGCATCCTCAAGCGATGCGAGCTTTACCCCCTGCGCGCCGAAGTTGATCGGCGATTTGATTTGGGCCGGCGTCGTGACGCTCTTGGGCGTCTCGACCACGGCGGTTGATGTGACTGTCGGTGTTTCTGATGCTGTGTTCATTTTTTACGAATCGCTGACTGTTGTTGTGTTGTTTTGCTGCCCGTCGCGGATGTGTTCCCGCGACGGGCTTTTGCTTTTTAGAACGGGACGTGCTCCTCGTTCACAGAGGTCGCTGCGGGAGTGGTAGGAACTGCGGCACCTGCAATGGTCCCGCGCTTTTGGTGAATGATCGTCCGCGCTGCGTTTCTAAGCAGCACGTCCTCGGGTCGCGGCGGGAAGGGTTTGCCGTTGTTGCCGAGCCGCGGTTCTGGCTCCTGTGCATACCATGCCACGGAGCGGTCCCCGAGTGACGAGAGCGCCACGCCCTTGTTTTTGCCGAAGTGCACCTGCACGTTCCCAGCGTCCTCGATGATTTCGGTGGGCATCGGAATCTCGTCCGACTTCGGGAAGCTCGATGCAGGCTTTGCAGCCGGTGCCCCCGATGCGTAGGGGCGAGCTTCAAGGGCTTCGCGGATGCGGATTAGTTCTGCGTGGATGAGTTCGAGGTTCATGGCGTGGATTTGCGTTGGTTGAGGAGGTGGTAAAATTCGGAGTCCGTCACGTATCGCTTTCGAATGTGCGTCGTGTTGCCGATGATCTTGGAGACCGCGCTTGGAGTCATTTGCAATTCATGCGCGATTTCCTTCGGCGAGAATCCTTCGAGCACTCTGCGAATGACCAACGGCACCAGTGGCGATGCTGGTCGGCTCATGGCGCGGCCTCCACGAGCTTGAGCCCGAGCTTTGCGGCGGCTTCCGTCAGTTGCAGGAACTCACGGGCTCGCTCGCCGCCCTGTGCGGTGATCTGGGCGCTGGTAATTTTCATAGTGGCATCAAGGGTAGCAGCTTGCGCGCACTCCCAGCGCCAAGGGCCGCGATTCATTATGTCCCCAAAGATAATGAGATAATCCCATTCCTCTTTGGTTGCGCCTGTTTTGATTGTCACCCGCCGCGAGATTGTAATCTCGGTTTTGTAGCTTGTGAGCGTGCGCAAGTATTGCGCCGCAAAGAGCATTTTGTCGTCGTCGTTTTCCATTGTCGTCCTGTGTTATGTTGCTGAGTTGTGCTCGCGTATTTTCGCACCGGCACGAGCGCCGTCGTTGGCCTTGGCAATCGGGTGGCTCCGAAAATTATTTGGTGAGGCGCGCGACCTTGTCGCCGTAGGCCACGGTAGCGGGCTTGCTCGCCCCGCGCGGACCGCCGTTGTGCACGCGCGCCAGCGTGACCACGTCGCCCGCCGCCCACGCCTGCGGCGCGTAGCGTTGGAGGTAGGCGGTCACGACGCGCTTCGAGTAGTCGAGATCGGCCACCCTTGAGTAGTCGCCCGCCACGCGGCTGTCGGTGTGGTAGGCTCGGTGAATCTGGAGCGGACCGAGCGCCTTCCCGCCGTCGCCGAGAATCGGCCCCGTGCGGCCCGACGTCTCGACGATGTGCAGAGCGCGGAAAAAGCTGGGTGGTGGCGCGGCGTGCGCCGTGACCGCGAGCGCGAGGAGGAGGAGCGTGGATTTCATTTCGTGAGTTTCGCTGCGTTACGTTTTGCGGTGGCAACCCGGCGGGGCGTGCAGCCCGCGCCGATTGACTCGGCGAGAGCGATTGCGCGGTCGGCGCGAGCTTGGTCGGGCGCGGTGAGCGCGAGGACCAGAGCGCGGGTGAGTGCCGTCGTGGGGCTCACAGTTTAATCCCTTCGGTTTCGAGCAGTTCCGCGAACGCCGCGTGGTCGGACTCTTCCCAGATTGGGTCGCCGTTGGTGTTCGCTACCCGCACGTCGCCGAGCTGATACACTGTCACGCGGGCGTCGCCGTTTTTTCCGTTGTCGCCGAGATGGGTCACGGTGTTGATTCCCTCGATCTTGCCTTGGCGGGAAATCCCGCGTGAGTTGATTCGCCTGATGTCCATGATTTCGTTTTGCATGTTGTGTTGCGAGCCTCGGGGTTATTTCCCTCCGGTCTGGCACCGGAAAACCCCGCGCCTCCGAAGAGGTAGCGGGGTGGTTTGCGGGGGTGGTTTCGATTAGGTCGTTAGCGCCTTGGCCTCGACCTCGTTGATGAGTTGGAAGATGTGGCCAGCGGACTTGAGTTTGGCGATGAGGCGAAGGCTCGACTCATACATGAAAGGAACTTTCGGGCTGTCATTCAGAGCGACTGACTCTAGGCGTTTGCTCGTGTCGTTCCAGCGGCAAGGAACGATAACCTCTGAGCCGTTGGTGTCGCGGGTGAGAATCCGCAGCGTCTTGTTGAAGGTCAGGCCGGTGGCGGATTTGATAGCGATGTAGCGGTCTGAGGTGAGGATTGAAGCGTTCATTTTGTGTTTTTGGTTGAGTTGGTCGTTGGGTTAATTCCCTCCGACGTGCACACTCAAACCCATTCGCCCGCCCGCGTAAAGCTCAAATGCGTATTTTGTCCTGCTGCTTCTCTAAGCCGTTGCAGTTGCGTCAGTTAAAACGAATCAAATGTTGGCGATGGATTCGGAATCTGCGCAAAAGAAAGCCCGCGCAGCGGTAAATCCGCTCGCGGGCTTGCGGTTGGCCTCAGCCCTCACCGCCGCATGGTGATGCGAGCGGAGCGGATTGCGGGCGCGGTGGCAAGGGTGTAATTGCGCGGCCCCTACTTTGTATCCGCTTCGGTCATACGTCGAGCGCGTCAGGTGTATTTGCCAAGGATGAAGTGGTAGCGGCGATTGCCCGTCGTGCGAGTTCCGCCGTCGCGCGAGTAGATCACGAAGCGCGCAACGGTGATTGTCGACCCAGTGTCGAAATCATAAACGCCGAGGTAGTTCGTATCATAAATCTGGATAAGTCCCCAGTCTGGCTTCGCCGTGAATCCGCGATTGGTGATGTCCACGTCGAGGTCATAGTTTCCTGACGACACCGTGAAGTTGAATGCGTCGCTGCCCGCGTAGAGCGCGAGCTGCGCGCGCGGACTCGTTGCGGCTGCGGGAGCGACGATCAGCGAAGCGGCGCGGGCGGTTGATGCCGTTACCGACGTTAGAGTTGCCGTGCCGCCGCTGATTGCGACGGCGTTAGCTTGTTGATTCATCATGTTCCCAGCCGCGACGCCCCAGTAAACCGTCGGCGTATTTAGATTCACATTGTCGCCGAACCACGCGCTCTTTGTTCCGCTGCGATCAACTGCGCGCACGCGAACAAAGGCGCTGGCTGGAAGTGCTCTCGAAAGGATTTCCTCGGCTATTGGCGACCGAAAATAAAGACCATTGGAAAAGGCATCATCCGCCGCCTCGTCCGTGTTATCGGTCGTCGCAACTATCTCGTAGCTGACGACGCTTTTTGTGCTTGATGGAGTCCAGTTTACTCGCACCGAGAATGTCACGTCTCCTGCGCTTGTTTCGGGCGGTCGCAGAAACGCGGCGTCGTTCCCTGCGACATACGTCAAAGCACTCGGCGCATCCGGTGGCGTCGTGTTGCTCGGCGCGCTTTGACTCAGCGCGGTTGAGATTTGCGAGATCGCCCCAGAAAACGAAATCCCGCGCGCTGCGAACTGGTAGGACTCGCCGACCGTCAGATCGTCGATTGAGACCGCGTAGGACACCGACGAGGCAATTTGATTTCCAACGATGTAATCGCTCGCGCCCGTGCGGCGGTAGAGGACATCGAGAGCGACCGCGCCCGAGGGAAGCGGTGGCGCGGTCAGCGAGACGCGCGCGAATGAACCGCCGTCGCTCGACAGATAGACCGTCGTGCTGATGAGCGTTGGCGCGTTGGGCGTGCTCGGTGCGGTTGGGTCGATAGGCCCAGCGGTGATGACCGATGGCGTCGCTTGGACGTAGTTAGTGAAGCCTGACACGTTCTCGACCGTGTCGTAAGCGTTTAACCAGTAGAAATACGTCGTGCCGATCGTCACCTCGGTATCCACGAATCGCGACGCGCGCACCTCGGCGATCTTGCTTGTGTTTGCGTCTGCTGGCGTGACTGCGGTGGTCTTGCGGTAAATGCCATACTCCGAAAAGTCGGGCTCGGTGTTGTCGTTCCAGTCGAGGGAGACGGCGCGGCCCGTGCCGACGACGGCGGTTAGGCCGGTTGGGATGCTTGGGGCGGTGGTGTCTTTGGCCGGCGTGATCGAGGCAACCGCCGTGTAAGTCGATGACGTGTTGAAGAAGCTCTGCGCGTAGAGCCGCACGTTGTAGCTCGTGCCGATTCGCACGTCGCTGGAAATGAAGTCCAGCGTCTGATCGCCGTCCACCGTTGACCACACCAGATATGTCGTCGCCGTCCCCTCCTTGTATTCGATGACGGTCTTGCCCCCGCTCGTGACGAACTGCTCGGTCGGAGCGCTCCACGCCACTTTGATGCGCGGCACCACCGTGCCGTCCGCTTGGATGAACTGCGTCGTGCCGTCTGCGGTGAGCGTGAGATTAGTCGGCGGGTCGATTGAAAACGGATTCGGCAGCGTCGTGTTCGGCGCGCTCTCCACTGCGACCTCGTCCGTCACGTCCCAGTCGTAAACGCTCGCAGCCGTCTCGCGTAGTTGCAGCTCAATTACCGGAGTCGGCGGCGTGCCGTCGCTCGATAGCGACCACGCGATGACCTCGAACACCTTCGGCGAGAATCCGAGGTTTGCGTTCGTGAGGTTCACTGTGTCGCCCGCTCGGAGCTGCATCGCGGTCAGATTGAACTTTGCGGTGAAGATGATTTCTTCGCGCGCTTGCCGCAGGTTGATTCGCGCGATGCGCTGCGCCGCGCTGCTGCTCGTCGTGAACGGCAGAATAACGTCGCGCCAGTGATAAACGCCGTCGTCCGCAGCCAAGTAGGTTGCGCTCGTGATCTGCGGGAAGTCCGCTGCGGCCCACTGATTCTCGGAGGAAATGAACGTGCCCTTCACCGCGTTGACTCGGTCGCGTGCGCTGAGTCGAGTCGAGACCGTGAAGCCGCCAGCCATGTGCGTCTCGTCGAGCGTGATCGCGGGCGCGCGATACGCTGCGGCATAGACGACGACTTGTCCCCCGCTGTAAGCGATCGTCCCGCCCATCGAGGAAAGGATTTGCCCGATGATCGAGTCTGGCGTCGAGGACGTGACGGCTTGCCCGTTGCATTCGTAGCGGTTCTCGTAGACCGTGGGGCTCGTCGGCTTGATCTGAACTTGCCCGTCGCAGACAGCCGCCGCCGCGATAACCGAGGTGTCGTCAATCTCGCTCGTGTCCATGCCCATGCCGAGATCGGCGTCAGTGAGATAGTCGCGCAAGCAGAGCGCAGGGTTCGCGCTGTAAGCGGTCGCAAGCGTGCTGGGGTTGTAAACCTTCTTGCCCTTGACGATGCACGAAATGTTCGGGATTCCGCCGACGAAAATCTCGTTTGAGAACGTGAGCTTGCAGTAGATGTAAGCGATGCCTTGCAGCCGGTGGCTTGAGTCCCATGCCGCCGGAAAATCATCCTCTAGCGTTTCATCCACCGTCTGCGTCGTCGTCCCGAGATGCTTGTGAATGAGTGAGCCGGTGTAGCTGCCCGTCGCCGCGTATTTCCCTGTCGCGTAGCCAGTCAATGCGCCTCCTTCCATCACGCGGTCTTCATTGAAATACACGTCGCCGATTTCCTGCACTTCGTGGCCAGCCAGAGTGACGACGATGTGCAGATACTCGTTCCTGTCTCCGCTCGTCGCGAGAAAAACAACGGTGCCCGACACCTTCGCTTGCCCGTAAATTATTTGGCGCGGCGACGTCGGGCTGCGCGTCATGATTCCGCGATCGTTGAGATCGCCCATTGACGGCATCTTTGGCGCGAGGAGGCGCGATGCGGCCATGCTCAATCCAATGGTGACGATGTAGGGTATCGCTGCGACAACTACATTTACGATTGCGGTCGAAACTCCAGCTTCCAGCAGGAGAGTTCCGACGAATTTTGCGAACAATACGAACGCTTCAAACATTATGGTTCTTCGTTTAAGGGTTCATCTCTTCCGCCCGTGCGGAACGCCGTCGCGTTAGCGTTGCCCCAGTAAATGACCTTGTCCTGCAATCCCGCGACGTATTCGAGCCCCGTGTCCGCTGGGTATCTGCGCAGCTGCTCCTCGTGCGTGTAGCGGCTTTCACGCGTGCGCTGGAAATCGACGAGCTTGCTTTCGACTGCGATGCCGATGGTCGCCTGTTTCCCGTCGTTGGAAATCACCATCGTGTCCATCCGACCAGAGAAGACCGTGATTGAGTCGATGACCGCGCCCGTGTCCGCGTTCAGCGTGCCGAATCGCACCGCCGCCGTGCGCCCTTGGTAATCTTCATCGAGAGCGGCCGCGACGAGATCGTTGGGCACTCCGGTCAGGTCGATACTCAGCCCGCGCGCGGACAGGTCTTCCGTTTCCTCGATTGTCGAGATCGAGGAGAACGCACCGAGGCCCGCATAGGTCACGCTGCCGATTGTGATCGTGCCGTAGCCGGTCCAGTAGCGCACAGAGCCGTCATCGAAATCCAGCGACGTAGCGAAGAACGGGTTGAGTTGCGCCGCCGTCGTCGAGGCGAGGAGAGGAGCAGGAATTGTGCGGCTCATGTGTTGATCGCCTCGAAGATCGAGAAGTTCAGCCCATACTTTTTCGCCGTGTCGATTGACCAATCGCACGTCGTCGTCCCGAGGCGGAAGACGCCAACGGCGTTGCTGTAAACGATCGTCGTGTTGTCAGGATAGTTGGTTCGCAGTAGCGGGAAGATTTCGTAGGACAGCGCCGTTGACTCCGTGCCGTTCACCTTCGTGATCTTGTGCAGCTTCGAGCTGCTGAGCGTCCCGAGCTGGATGTAATCGCCTACGGCCCACGAGCCAGAGCCCATATCGACCGTGAGCGTGGTCGTGTTTGCAACGTGCGCCCCGTTGAGCTGCGGGCTTCCGCTCATGTTGCCGCGCTGCGTCCCGTTCGCGTAGTCGCGGAAGTAGAACGTGCCGCGCGCAGCCATGATGAGAAAGCCAATGAGTTCTTCGGCGTCGGCGCGGTTCATCGGCGGACACTCGACATCGCCGCTGAGCATCGTGCCGGTCCAGTTGTAAGACTGGCTGGAAAACGTGAACGGCGAGATGTTGCGCGCGACCGCGCTGATTGCCGAGAAACGCAAGGAGGCGATGCGAATCGCCGCAGGAGGGGCAAGAGGATAGGTAATGGCCATAAGCGTCTAGGAACTCAAGCAAACGCACTACGATAGCTTCCCCCGCGGCGCACCATGTCTGGAATCTCGGCCTTGAGACGCTTGCGCTCTTGCTCGAGAATTGGCATCAGCTCGGCGCGCGAGACGCCGGCCGCGATGTTGTAGTTGACCGTGACGCCGCCCGAGCCCCCGCCGCTGCTGCCCATGGCGCCGTTCGGCACGATGCTGCCCGAGGAGCTGGGCACGAATAGCTCGGGGCCTTTTTCGCCGACGACGTAGGGGGAACCGGCGCTGACGGGTCCGCCCTCGGCGCGGAAGCCTGCGAGAATTGCGCTGCTGATTCCTTTTGCAAGCGGTGCGGTCACAGTCTGCTGAAACACCATCCGCATTAAATCCATGCCGAGCGACCGGATGACTTCGCCTAGCTTTTGCCCGCTGAAAATTGCGTCTTCGAAGCCGCTTGCGATCATGCTGCCGGCGTTGCGTGCGATGATTTGGAGATCGGTTTCCATGACCTTTCGCTTGCCGAGGAGTTTTGTGTATTCATCGGATAGCATCGTTAACTTTTCCATATTCGCCAATTCCTCTGGTGTAACGAGAGCATTGATTTGATTCATTGGAATTAAGGCATCTAACTTTGCCATTTGAACCACTAATTCAGACATCCTATTTGACAGTATTTTTTGCTGTTCATTTTCACTCAATAAAGAAAAAACATAATCCTTATTTGCCTCGTTTCCTTTGATGACACTATCAACCATTTTTTCTCTGGCAGAATTTGCGATTAGAGCTCGCTGATAAATTAAGTCCTGCAACTCCGCTTCTTTTTCCAAAGCTGAAAGTGCACTACTTTTCGATGGGTCTGGGGGCTTATTATTGAGAGCTGAAATCTTGTCTCCAATTACCTTAAAATTTTGCATTGGAGTAGCTCCAATAAGATCAATCGTTTCTTTGATTTTTTGAAGTTGCTTCGTTGCTTCCGCAATTTTTGGAGCATCTACGTCAGCCCGTATTTTATCGGCAATGCCGATCGAATCAACCGCGCTGACTCCGAACAGTTGATCTTTAAGGTTCAGGACTGCATCGGCTGCAAAAACTACTCCTTTTTTTAGAAAAGCCACTCCTTTATCGACCGTTCCCGTTACTCGCGTCAGTCTGTTTAATTCATCGGTTGTAAGCCCGAACTTTTGCGAATTAGCCTCAACGTCCTCCATCATTCTATTGACGCTGCTTCCGACTGACAGAAGGGCGCGAAGCCCGAAGAAACTGGCAATGCCGGTGCTCACCGCCTTCGCGGTCGAGTGAATCTTCGTCAGCGAGTTCTGCACACTCGCAAACGCCGCCCTCGTCGAATCGACCGCGCGTAATGTAAATGTAGCTTCAGCCATGATGTTTCGATTTCCGGTTTTGGTGTTCGATGTAAACGAGCCAGCCGTTCAATTCCTGCGCTGGCATGGCGAGCACTTCGCTTGCGAATTTGCCGAGACGGTCCGCGAGAGCATACACGGCGAGGAAGTCGGCAGCTTCTCCGCCGTGAATCAGTTTTTTAGGTCGTCAGGCCTCGGCCCGTTTTCGGCCAGAATGGCGTTGGCGATGCGTCCCACGACGTTGCTGTCGGCCTTGTTCAACAGCGTCGGCTTATGCTCGATCGTGAACAGCTTCGCGCCGTGTTCGTCCGTGGCCTTCATAATCAAGATGTCCACCAGCAACTCCATGTCGTTCTCTTTGCTGCGCCGATAAAGCCGATTCTTTTCGCCGAGCGTGACCGGCGATGCGTGCACAACGAGCTTCCATTCGGGCACGTCGATCTTGCGCGTGCCGAGGGAGGCGAAGTGTTCTCTGACGAGGTCGATTGCTTCCATTGTGTTGTGTGTGTTTTCCTGCGAAATTAAGCCGTCAACGTGCTCAGCGTCCCGTTGCCCTCGAAGGCGATGGAGCCCTCGACGATGCCGTCGAACGAAGCCGAGATGTCGAATTTGGTGACGATAGCCGCGCCGGAATAGTAAACGTCACCGGTGTCCGCGCCCTCTGGGTAAAGGTTCAGCGTGACCGAGCTTCCGATGGTGATCAGAAGTTGGCCCGCGTTCGTCTCGTCCCAGTAAAGATCACCCGAGACGCTGAAGGTTTTCATCGTCGCGAGTCGCGTGCGGTAGGTGTCGCCGATTACTGAATCCTCGACGACATCTGAACTATGGCTGAGGCTGTAGTTTCGCAACTCGCCGATGGTGGTGCTTGAGATTTTGACGAGGCCTTCGCGGCCGAGATGGTTTGCCATTTTAGTCGGTGGTTAAATAGATGCAGTTGAAAGTATGCCGAGCCGTGCCGAAGCGCCTGTCCTCGTCTGGCTCAATCACATAATCCACGCTCGTCAAATGAAGGTCGCGACACTGGCCCCCGAGCGTCACGTCGGCCAAGACTGCGGCCTCGACCGCCGCGCTGCCGGTGTCGAAAAGGTCGTCTATCAAATATGTTCCGCTCTCGGCGATGAAGTAATCCACGATGAGCTGAAGCTGCCGGTATTGAGTCCGGTTGCTCGGTCCCAGCGTGCGCACCTCGATCTGCTCGCTGACCGCATAGACGGCGGCGGCGGGGAACGAGATGCTCGCAATCGTGTTGTTGCGCCCGCGAAGGATGTTTGCGGTGGGCACGACGAGCGCGCCGGTAAGAGCGTTCGCTGTCGCGGTGCGGATGTTGGTGCGTGTGCTCATGCGTCAGATTTTATTGGCATCCCTCCGACAACGCGGGTGAAGCCGAGATTGACGGCGCGGTTTGCGAGAACTGCGCGGACTTTCGAGATCGTGATTTTGTAGCGAATCTTCAAAGCGCCATCGACTACGCGTTGCAGGTTTGGAATTTTGTTGCCCGTAGTTCGCGCAATAAAGAACGGATTCGCCCCAAAGTGACCTTGAGCGTTTCCCGCCTTTGCCATGTGCTTGCGAATCCACGACGGCACGCGGACGCCACCTAGCATCGCGGCAGCGGCGAAGCCAGCCTTTGCGAGCCCTACACTTTTCTGAACATAGGCCAGATACGCATCGGCCGACTCGTTGGAAATCCACATCTGATCTTGAACCTTAAACCGACCAATTGCGCTTCGGGTTACTTGCTTCCGTCTTCCGCGCTTGTTCCTGTTCGCGTGGTGAAAGGCTTTCATCTGTGGAATAGATGCGTTCTCAAGCCAGAACTTTCGGTAAATCCGAATTTTCTTCCCGCCTTCATTTCCGAGACTCACGCCCATCGTCTCGTTCTGCCCGCCGCGCGGCGGAACTTCCGTTGAATTTCCGATGCGCTGGAACAATCCGATCTGAAATTCCTTGGCCATTTTATTGCCGCCGAACAAGTCCCCGAGAATCGCATTCTCGCCCTGTTCCTTCGCGTTGATGCTAAGTCCGCTCGCTTTCTTTAATTTAATGGTTCCGCCCGTGACTGTTGGCACCGTCTTGCCGTTTTTCGTTTTGTCTCCGGTTGGCGGAATGATCTGCATCATTACTTTCGCGATGTATGCACCCTCCTGCTTTATCACCAGACCGGTATCGACCTTTGCAGCGTCGGCGAGCCTCGCGAGCGCAAATTCCAGCTTCTTCGTGTCTGAGAATATTGAAATCATATCACCTTCGCTACACTGATTTCGCAGCCCGCGCCCTCGGCGTCTAGCGTCACGCGCTCGATGAAGTAGGTGATGCTCGCCCGTGAAAGCGTCTGGGTAACTTTCGGCGTCGCGCTTACGCTCGACGTCAAAAGGAACACGGTAAACTTGCTGTCTTCGCGGCGCTGGTCCTCGAAGTCAGCAAACGCATTGCTCGCCGCTGCCCAGATGCCGGTCACACTCACGCCCTGATACGTAAACGAGATCCCCGCCTGCTCAAGTATCGCCGAGAAGTCGGAGTTAATCTGCGTCGGGTCGAAGTCGCGAACGGCTGCCATACTTATGCGCCTCCTGTAAAATAAAACCGCGCGTGCATCTCCGGCCGGTTCGCGAGTAGCCACGGCTCCGCGTCCTCGTAGCACCGTTGCGCGTCCTGCCCGCAGGTCTGGCTTCCGACGTGGTGAACGTAGGCCCGCGAGATGAAATGCCGCCGCCTCATGTCCGCGCATTGCACGTCGTCCGAGAACCAATTTATCGGCGGGAAATCCACCCACGCGTCGCGGTGAATCCACGCGCAAATTGGCGCGATCACCGGCGTCTCGACTATGTGCCGCTCGGATTGGTAGCGCAGGAAGTCGATTTTCCCGCGCCCGCTGCGGACGTTCTGCTCTCCTCGAGCGTAGTCCGAGCGCGTCGCGACGTAGCCGAGATCGGGCACGACCTTGCGCAGATGCGCCACGTCCGCGAGGAGCAACGCCCACGTCGTCGGCGTAAACACGATGTCGTCGTTGCATACCAGAATCTCGTCGTGCCGCTTGAAGGCTTCGCGCGCGGCGAAGTTGTAGGCGTCGCCGAAGTTCGCGCCGACCTTGTGATGCACATACCGCTCGACGTCGCTCGGAACGTAGGCGTTCAGCGACGCGGTCATGACGTCGAGGCACGCGGCATTGACCGTGCAAACGATGATTGCTGGCGTGCTCACGGCTTCTTCGCTGCGAGGATTTCCTTGATGTTCTCGGAGTCGATAAGTGTCACGCCGCTTGCCAGCACGAGCTTGTCCCAGTCGTGCGGCGGCACCATGCCGTCCTCGATGTGCACCGAGATCATGGCGCGCTCTGGCGCTCGCGGCTGTCCTACGTCGTGGATGAACTGCTTCGACATCGCCATCGTTTCCTTGTCGTCGGGGCGCACAAGGAAAACGTGCTCGACGGTTTCCGGTTGCGCTGCCGTCCCAAGCCACGCCTCGCGGAAGGATACCGAGCGCGTCGAGTCGCCGAGGGTTTTCTGCGTGAGCCGAATCGCGGGTTTTTCGTGCTTGTGAAAAGCCCACTGGAGCCCGTCCGCCTTTCGTGGATTGTCCGCGAGCCGGTAGGACCGTGCGGCGAGATCGAGACCCGCCCAGCCATACCACTTCACCTCGTGCGTCCACGGTCGGTCTTTCTCCTTTGGCTCCGGTAGCGACATCATCCGCTCTGCCCAGAAGCTCGCGCGCCTGCCGTCGTTGCGCTCGAACGCGAGCATGATGATCGAGGCGATGGCCTCGCGGCACCACGGGAAGACCCCGTGCGCACCCATAGCGAATTGCAACGCCTCGCGCCGTGACGCGACGAGCCGCGCAAGGTTCAATTGCACCTCGTAGCGAAATGAGTCGTCGAGATTCGGGAAGGAAAGCGCGATGCGCCCGAACTGCTCGGCGGCGGTCTTATTGCCCGCGCAGTAGTGCTCTTGGTGGACGTAGAAGTATTGGGTCGCCGACTCCGCGATGCTTCGCCCGAGGATTGCGAGGTTGCGCTTGCGGTTGCTCTGCTTGATCGCGACCGGCTGGTGACGCCACACCGGCACCATCCATTCGTTGTGCAGGTCGTTCGGGAGCAGGAGCAGGTTTTCGTGCACGTCGTGGTGCCAGACGCGCCCAGAGGCGAACGCTGTGCGGCGGATGATGCGCTCGCGTTGCAGCTTCTTGCCCGTGCCGCGCACGTCGTAGGGGCATCGGAGCATGAGCACGTCTTCCGTGAGTTCCTTGAGCCTTTCCCGCAGGTCCGTCGCATCGGTCAGCACGTCGTCGCAGTCCGCCCAAAGGAGCCAATCGCCGGTGCCTTGCGCGAACGCTTGGTTCCGCGCCCTCGCGAACGAATCAACGTGCCGCCACGCCTGCGCAGTGACGCCGTTGCGGTAGTCCGAGAAGACAATCGGGACCGCGTTGCGCTCGCACCAGTCCCGCGCGAGCTGTTCGGTGTCGTCCGGTTCCTGCGAGCCGATGGCGCGCACCAGTGAGAGTTCGTCGATAATGCCGACGAATGAATCGAGCATGGTTCGGATGTGCGCGGTTTCGTTACCGGCAATCACGCAGAGGGAGATTGTCATGTTGTTGTGTTGCCTCCGGTGTGGCGAATCGCGCCGCAGCGTCAAAACAAAAAGCCCCACGCGGTGAGGCGTGGGGCTGTAAACTCAGGTGTATTCAGATTAGGAATACTGAGTGGTGATAAGCTGACCCGCGTTTGCATTGACCACCTTCTCGGCGGTGTATTGCGAAGCGCGCACGATGTTCGATTTGATCGCCTCTTCGCGATAGGTTGAGACACCGATGGCAGGGCCATACTCGGACCAGTTCAGGGTGAAGCCTGCGCCACCTCCGAAGAAACCGGCAGACGCCTGCGTAACCGAGCCGACCCAGATGAACGTATTGGCCCAGACATTACCGGAAGCAAATGCGACACCCTCGGGGGCTGTATCATATGAAGCCCTACCAATCTGGACGGAAGCCACACCGAATACCTCCGCCGCCGCTTGCGTCGAGGCGTTGAGGATGGTGTCGGACGAAATGCCAGCGCCGCGAAGGCGGTTCTGGAACTTCGTGCTCGCACGGATGCGGGTCCACACTGGATACGGGATGATGACGGACAGGTTCGTGACGCTCTCGCCCTTCGCCAGCAAGCGGTCGATTGCCTCCTGCACGTCAGCGCCCGCATCGAAGGTCGCCAAATTGGCGGTCGTGTAAGCGGTGCCGGAGTTCGTCGCGGTAAACGTGGAATTGTCGAACAGTTTTGCAGCGACGCGCAGTTCGTGCGCGAGGAGCAATTTACGTTTGGCGAGCTTGGCGGCGATGACTTCGGCGTCGAAAAACCGCGCAACATCAAGCGTCACTGTATCGTCTACAGCCTCCTCGTATCCAAATTCCAAACACGTAAAGGTGTCTTGGTTAAACGCACGCGTGCCGCGCGGGTAGGCGCTGTAAGCAGCGCGGTTCTTTACGTCGCTCTTGAGGAGCTGACCTTCTTTAAGAACGAATGAAGGGTATTGGCCGGCGCGCACGGGCACCTCGAGGATTGGCATGACGGCGGTGCCGATGAGTCCGGCCTCGAAGTCTTTTGCCTGCTCGACTACACCGGCGATGTCGCCGCGAAAAATGGCTGCTGAATTGGTATACATGGTAAGATTTTTTTAGGGTTTAGAGATTCTTCGGAATCATCTCGATGATCGCACCAGCGTCGGACGCGGTGGTCAGCGATTTGCCGACAGTGATCGTGCCGGTGATAGCCACTTGGCCAGAGGCCACGCTGAAAACCGTATCGCCGACAGTGACCGGACCAGCGAGCAGAGTGGCCTTGACGGAATTTCCGCCGAGGAACTGGACGCTGATTTGATCGCCCGAAGCAGCGTCGATCAAAGCGACGCCGTCAGGGAGAGAAGCGGTGGCGGAAAGTCCGACGCCGCGGTTGGAGGAAATGGACACGAGGCGAAACGCGGTGATAGCCGAGTTTGCGACAAACGTGCCCGCATTTTGGAATGAAGTAGCCATGGTGGTTTTTTTAGAGTTTCACGAGTTCGCCGCCCTGCACGCGCGCACGATAAGCGGCGTAAAGGTCAGCATGATTTTTGACCGCGAAGGAGATGGCCGCGGATTTGTCGCCCTTCAGCTCGGTGGCTTTGGCGGCGACGATGTCCTCGAACTTCTGCGCTTGCGCGACTGGTTTGGGAGCTTCGGCCGAAGCGATCGGGGCGGCGGGCGCACCGAAGGACTTGGCAAATTCTTTGACCGCAGCGAGAGCCGCAGCATTGGCCGCGAGTTGCACGACCTCGGTCTGTGCGCTCATCGCAGCGGGTTTCTCTTCAACGGGAGGAAGCGCGCCTTCGAGCTTCGCGAGTTTTTCGTTCATGCTCATCATAGCGGATTGGATCATCCCCTCGATGGCCTTTTTCATTTCTTCGTTCATGGGTAATTCGATTTTGATTTCTGCGGACGGTTGCTCGATTTCGCCGTTCTGAAGTTGTTTCAGTTTACGCGAGAAAAATCCGTTCGGGTTCGCAGCGGGTTCGCTGACGAGATCGACCGAGTAGATTTCCGAGCACCGCTGCAAAGTCGTGAGCTTGTCCGCGCTCTTTTCCGACGGACCCGAGAACGCAATCGAGAGCCCGAACGTGTCGGGAATCCGCTCGGCAATCTCCAAGATGTAGGCGCGGTGCACCGAGGATTCGAGCAGGTGCAAATCGCCGAGGAGCTTCTCGCCCTCGATGCGCAACGTGTCGATGTAGCCGACGATGTCGCCCGCGCCGCCCGAGTGGTCGAGCTTCACCTTGAGCCCGCCCGCGTATTGCTCGGCGGCTTTCTTGACCTGCTCTAGCGTCTTGTCGTCGATCATCACGCCATGACCGAGAGCCGGTCCTTTGGTGATGAGCGAGACGCCGCGAATGATTCCGGTCTGTGCGTCGATGACGCCTGCGGATGCTGCGAATGTGATGACGGGTTCCATCGCCAAGGCGATGCCCGTCAAAATCAATCCTCCTTCTTTGCCTCGCGCCGCCAGCGCCAGAGAAGAAAGGCAATGCCGAGGAGCGTGCCGACGAGCGCGGCGACCTCGTTGACCTGCGAGAGCGAGACCATCGCGGCGGCCGGCGTTGCGGCGGTAAGAACGGCTCGGATGTTGTCGGTATTCATTTTGATTTCCGCGCCATGCGGTCGCCGAACCACCAGCCGACGCAGTTGAACGCGGCGAAGTTGATCTGCTCCACCATCGGTGCACGCTCCGGTCCGACTGAGTGGAAATACACCACCGTCGCGACACCGACGAGCGTCAGCGTGATGAAAGGCCTAAAGAGAGTGATGACGTTCGCACACCACGGCGCGACGTTGCTCGGCACGGTCGCGGCCTGCTGGCTCGCCGTGAACGCTGCCCACGCTGCGGCGTCGGCTGCGATCGTCGCCATCGTCTTGGCCTCTTCGAGCTTCCGTGCGTGGTCTTTGCCGGCCTTGTATTCCTCGAAGAATCCATTGCCGATTCTCAGAATCACACCGAGCGCA